GGCCTTCTTAAAGCAGAATGTACCTGCCTTTACTGTGCCGTCTGATAATGGATTGTATGAAGCGTACTCAGCCTGGCCTACTACGACCTGCTGACCTGGCACGCCCAGTGCGTAGGAATTACCTACCGATTTCTGTAATGGCATATATTATTCTCCTACTCTGATTGAATTTAGCATTTTGCTTAGTGCATCAGGCTTGTTTGGCTTAGAGTCCATTGCAGCTACGCGCTTTGCTGAGTGACGCCCCATCATAAGAGCGCGGTAAGCAGTGCGGCATTCTCTCTTAGCTAAACCTGTTACGTTTACGCCTTCAGCCTTTAGTGCAGCTCTGTAAACATCGGCTGCGGTATCAAAGGCGGACACACGCACACGGCCTAAGCTCTTTGAAGTTTCCTGAATTGCATCAAACTTAGCTTCTACTTGAGCTCTTACCATGGCACCAATCTTGGCTGCGGAGTCCTGTCCCAGGGCTTTCTTTTCGCCCTCTGACTCATGCTCGCTGTCAAGTTTCTTTGGCTCGTCCTTTTCTTTCTCTTCACCGTAAGACACACCTGAGGCAAAGCCCTTCTGAAAAGCGGCCTTTACAGTTGGGTCGTCAGCGTCTAAGCCACAGGACTTTAGAGCTTCCTCCGCGTCTGCGGTTAAGTCGTTTTCTTCGTCGCTGTCTTCATCCTCTTTCTTCTCTTCTATTTATCTTTCTTCTCCTTCATACTCATTCTCTCTATCTATCTTTTCGGGTTCTTCCTTTTCTTTCTCCTCACCGTACTCGACGCCTTCGGCGAATGCCTTAGACGCTTCGGTGTCCTCATCAGTTGTCTGACTGTCATCTTTAATGTTGATGACCGCATCAAGCTTCTGCTTGAAAGCTTCAGGATCAATACCTGCGCCAGCTACGATCTCTAAGATCTCGGCTAGTGCCTTCTCCTTCTCGTTCATATCGTCGTTCTCCTGTTTAAGTTCCGATGATGTTTCTGGTTCTTCCTTACCACCACCGGCAGGAAGAGTTAAAGTTGAATCTTTAACGGACACGTCATGTCCGGCTCTGCCCTCTTCAACAAGAGCTACGTGATTGCATGAGATGTCTGTCATTACTACGTCGTAAGGCTCACCTTCAAACTCTCCATGTCTTAAGACTGGAGTGTAGAAGTAGCCCATAGATATTTCTCGCATGGTTCCGTCGTTGATGCGTCTTATTGCATCAGCGTCCTGAATATGCAGAGAATTCGTTAAATAAGGCGGCTCCCACTTGGCATCCGTGCCTGTTGAGCCTACGCGATTTGAAGCCGGAGCCTCTGCCGAGTCTTTTGCATGCTTTAAGAGTACAGGTATGCCGTTAAGGCTTTCCACTGTCGCAGGCTTTGACAACTCAGATGCAGGTCTGTAGACGTTGTAAATTTCGTCCGGTTTCAGCCCTAATTTTTCAAACCCAGGGATTTCGCTACCCAGATAAGGAGCCACCTGCTCTTTAGTGATGTTGCTTATGCCGACGTGAAGGTAGCCGTTATCGTCTACTGTTCTGACAGAGTCCACAGGAGACCTGTCATAGACTAGTTTTTTCATTCTGTTGTCGCCTCTTTCGGAATGATGATTCTTGATACGCATCGGCAGAACGGAAGCTGCCCTGGTATCACGTTTCGTTGTACTGATTCGTCGTATAGGCCTTCGCTGAGATTGAACTCCTTTCCATCCATGGCTATATGCGTTTTGCGTGAGGTGTACTGACCCGGTACGTGCTTCCAGCGTGCATGCGTACAGCCTAGTGACTGCGCATTCATGATCTGCACCTGTTGGTTGATTTTGTTGATCTGGTCAAGCGCCACTCTGTCTGCTCGGGCGCCGTCAAAGCCATTAGTTGCGTTAAGCTCCTGCCTTAAGGCGTTGTAGTCCATGCCTTCCTGTAGGCCCTTAGTCAGCACTTCAGATATGCGAGTGATATCGTTCTCACCGATGTGAGTTATAAGCTCCACATTCTCTTTAATCATTGAGGGCATGGCAGACGCAGCGTTAGGGCTTAAGTACTGTCGGCCTACAACAGGCACAGACCAGCGCTCTTTAATCAGCGAAGGCTTTACACCTGCAGCAATAAGTGCAGCTTTCTGTGCATTGGTAGAGGAGGTCATAGCCTTCTTAACGAAACGCTCCGCGACACCAGATGAAACCTGCCGTAACGCAGCCAGCCAGTGTTTTGCGTTTTTGGCTATGAGATCCTGCAGGAACTTCTCAAACTCAACGCCGCGTCTTAGGAGCTTGAGCGTTTTGCGCTTGAGCTCCTTGAGATTTGGCACTGTAGGAAGTTTGGCATCTGTGGTTAAAGCGTTCTGTCTTTCGAGCTCCTGAAAGATTTCGTTTAACACATAGGCTTGAAAGTCCTTCTGAACTCTGACAAGCTGCTTCTTGTAGGCTCTGCGTTCACCCACATTAGACTCTACTGCTCTACTAAGTCTTACCTTCTTCACCATTGCCAGGCTCCTCGGGCTGTGACGAGCTCATACCGCTAAAAAGGTTCTGCTGAGGTTCATCGGTCTTGAAGTCGTCCTGCTCGTCGGGCATTTCAGGCATCTCGTCTGGTAGCATCGAAAGACCCAGCGTGTCATCTCGTTTTACGGCTTGACGTAGCTCTTCAGCGCTCATGATTTGACGGTCAACAAGCTGGATTAACGCGCCTATTCTTGTCTGAGCGGTCATTGCCTTAGAGGCAGCGTTCTCTTCTGATAGAGGTATAAACTCAAAACTGATTGAAGGATCGATGTGACCAAACTCAACTAACTGAATTGCATCAAGGCACTTCTGGATCTCGTCATGATGCAGTTCCTGCTTGGAATGGATGTAGTCGTAGTAGTTGGTGATGTCGCTCTCTCCGGTGGCATTGAACCCGCTTGGACTAATGCCTAGGAGCTTAACTGCAGGAGTTCTGTTAATGGCTGCGACCATTTCCAAGCTCTGACGTACAATGTCGGTACAGCCTGCGATGCTGGTCTGTACGTTCATAACGCCTTCCGTGTCCTTATCGCAGACAAAAACGGCATCGTTGTTTCTGTAGCGGGCCAAAAGGTCCATCTTGGTGTCGAAGTTGGCCACGCCGTTAGGGTCTGTAAGCACTGCATCCATATCTGTCTGCACCACGAGAAGACTTAACTTGTTTAGCAGTCTTGCGGTGCTTACGCGACAGTCATTAAAGTGCATCACGTAGTCCCACAGGATTTGGGCCTGTGGAATGCCTAAGAAGTTGTAGTTAGGCTTTAACAGTACAGGTGGCTCGTTATCGACTACAGGTATTAAGCGTGACGCATCTACCGTAGTACCTAAGACGTACCAACGCTTAGGCTGCATATAGTCTTCCTGGAGAGGGTCAATGCAGTTGTAGTCAGCTGGAGAGCAGTTGACAGGGTCAACAACGATAAAGCTTAGAGTCTCGCCCTGCTTAAGCTCTGCACTCACATCTGTAAATGACAGTTTTAGATCTGCGGTCTTGTTGTCAAGTCCGACCTTCACAAATATTAAAGCGCCGCCCATGTAACCTGTGGTAGCAAAGGCCTTATGAAATACCTGTCTTAAGTGATACTTGTTTTCGATTAAATCTTTTAGGTGGTCAAGCTTTTCAGCATCTGTATCTTCACCAGCTTTAAGGTCAATCCATTTGCGAGTCATATCATCGGCTACGGTCTGAACGCAGGCCCTAATCATGCCTTGCTGGGCGATCTGCTGCAGTGCTCCATAACCTACAAAAGAGGTCATAGGGAACTGACCTAACTCCGTTGCGTGCTGCTGAAAGGATTCATAGATCGCTGAGTAACCGCCGGCGGCATCAAAGGCCGAGTCCATTGCCATACGGTTTTCCTGACTTAGCCCTGAGGCGTTGGCAGGTAATGCGAAGGCCTTACGCACCTTCTCCAGCGAATCGAGCGCCTGGACGGTTCTACGTGGTATAAAAAGCTGTGAATTATCGAACAGCTTTGACTTTCTTGGTCTTGGCATATGTGTTTAACTCGTTTGAAGCCGGTTGCAAAAACGGAAAAAGCGTGCCCCTCAAATTAGGAAAAGAGGCACGCTTTTAAACGGTACTTAGTCGGATGCACGACACTGCACTAGGTGCATGAGCTACACTCTTATGCGCAGCAGTAATGTTGCTTCTAATGCGACACATTACCAGATCGCGAAAATGGTGGCCCAAACAGGACTTGAATCTGCACTACAACGATTATGAGTCGTCTGCTCTAACCGATTAAGCTATTGGGACATGGCGGAGCGTGCAGGATTCGGACCTGCGAGCCGTTAAACGACCGTCTGCTTAGTAGACAGATACTTTCAGCCACTCAGTCAACGCTCCTTTGGAACTGGTGGGAAATTATTTTGCTGTCAATTTCCCGAAAACAGCGCCCTACACTGGTACGCATTATCTTTCTGATAATTAAGCGCTGTAAGACTAATTGTCCCTAAACGCGCCCTGCTTTCTGCAGGTGGGAAGGGTCCTATTATTTGAGGTGTGAAGCGAGAGAAAACTGCGTTTCAGTATTTTGGCAGTAAACTTTGATTTATTCGCGTTGTTAAGCTATACTCAAAGAAAATAAGAAGTAAAGTGGGGTAGACGTGATCGCCGGTAGCGTCTTTAAACGTGGCGCCGGATCTTCTAGATTAAAGGCCATGGTCCTCGCTTTTTAACAGTCTTTAAACTTCTTATCTACGTACCTTGTTCCGGTTTCGAATGCCGTTACAACGAATTGCTTACCGCTTACCGATGCTTTAGCTGTGGCAATAACTACAACCATGCTAATTCCGGGTTTAGTTTCCTTAACTATGTAGCTGTTACCATTCCGGGCAGATTCTGCGCTTCTATACAGGCGACCTAACCTAATGGTGTCGCTCAGCTTTTTCGTAAACTCCGCTTTGTTGTTGCCAACGTGATTACGTTTTTCGATATGCTTTAAGCCCGCATAATCATCACCATAACTAATGCTTATACCACCTATATCGTCACGCTTAAAAGCGTTCTCTACAAAGCCTTTTTTAATTTTATTCAGCTTGTAGATTGCTGCTTCTTCATTTACACCTTTTACCTCGTCTTCGCGTTTAAAGTAAATATTCTTCAGCTCGTATGCGGTTATACGGGAGTTTAGGTGACGATCTTTTTTAGATCTTGCGACGTCACGAACGTGCTTTATATTAACGCCTTTAAAACGTCCCTTTGTGATTGTTCCATCGGGACCGATTTCAACTTTGGTCCCATTGGACAGAGTCACCCAGTAAGGATTATTAGTATTGGCGTCAAAGCTTAGTCCCTGTTTGCGGAGCCCAAGCTTAAAGCCGATAGCTATCGCCATACCCACGATATAAGCTATTTTCTCTTTGTCGGTCACGGCCGAGTATCCTTTTATCTTCTGTACCTAGGCTGTAGCAGTGCAGCCTTATTGCTTGCGGGAATATTAAGGGCGCTTGGCTTTAAGTCTGACAGGGCGTAACGCATTGCATCCATCAGATGAGAGAACTCATGATCGGGCTTGTCAGTTGTTTTACCTAGCCTGTCCTTGGCCCAGCAGTAGTTCTTGATCTCATGTGCGAAGTTCTCACATTCATGGCTGTAAATGATTTTGAAGTTCTGGATCTTCTGAATACCGAAACCTACAGAATCAGGGCCTTTGATTGCTGCCTTAGCGTTTATACCGGCTTTTCTCAGTTCCTCGATTGACTTAGGCTCGGCTGAATCACATTTGACTATTTCATGCCTTAGTCCAAGCTGTTTAATTCTGGCCGCGGTTTCCTGATTGGTAAGACCTGCTTCATACAGTTCTAACAGGACATAGATTTCTTTTTTCTCGAAATTGACAAACCCACCTACAAAGGCTGTAGGGTCGGTAAAGCCAAAATCAAGACCGTAGAAGGCGATATTCTCGCGGTTGCCTACGAAATCATCAAGCTTGATGTCTCTACATTCTACATTGGAATATATAAGGCCTTCAGAGATACCCCACTCACCTAATCCCTCGATACGGTAGCGTCTGGGATTCTTCACCTTCATTTTTTCAAATTCTTTAAGGTCCGCTTCGTCCAGCCACTCGTTACAGGTGTAAGTGGTGGTCATCGCAAGCGTGTCGTCATCGGGGTTGTCAAAGAAACGCTTTTTGAGCCAGCACTCGGACCAGGGATTGAAGGTCAGAATGAAAGATTTAAAATAACCCTTTGGCATCTTGCCACGAATAGACATTTCAATCTTGTTGAATACGTCCTCGTTCTCGACTTCATAGCTTTCCTCGAGCCATACCCAGCAAAGCACACCGTGCTTTACCGTGATTGAGGTTACTTTCAGAGGATCATCAAGACCTCTGAATAGTATTTTCTGACCTGTTGGGAGGTAGGTCATTTCAAGTGGAGAGACAGTCACCTTCCAATAGGAGGCCACGCAAAGCTGATTAAGTACCCACTGCAGAACGGCGAAGCAGCTGTCACGCAGGGTTCGCTCGTAGCGTCTGAGTACCAGAACGTTAGCCTCGGGATAAGCCATCATGTTGATGATCAGCCAGTAGGCGGTAGTCACAGACTTCTTACTGCCACGACTGCCCTTAACCACTCTGAAACGCTTTTTACTGTTCCAGAATTCCTTGTACCCGTGTCCGATTAAGCGTGTGAGACTTAATTCAGACATAGTTCTAATCCTTCAAATCGTTCTTGATTATCAGCTGTACAGGCGCTGTGTTCTTGACTTCAACCGCTGATTCTTCCTTCCAGCCGTTGCACTTTAAAAAGAAAATCTGAGCTGTGGTATTGCCCTCCTGAGCTTTCTTGTAAAGAGCATTTGCAATCTCAGTTATACCTTTAGACTTGCCGCGAAGGTATGCCTCCTCAAATGCAGGGTCTTCCTTTGTGCGACGCTGTAGGGTACGTGAGCTGACCCCGAGATTGTGAGCGACCTGCTCTCTGGTGAGACCACGAGAAGCCAAGGCCTCGACCTGCTTAGGGTCGATTTGTGTTTTCTTGATTGTCATGGTTACTCACCTTTCAGGGTTATAGCTCATTCCATAATTTGCCGTCTGATCTCATGACCTCGACGTTGGTCAGCTTCTGATAACGGTCAATTATCACATCAACGTATGCGGGGTCTAGCTCCATGAGATAGGCCCTGCGGTTTAGCTGCTCGCAGGCTACGATGGTGGTTCCGCTACCACCGAATAAATCAAGCACGATGTCATTGCGCTTGGAGCTGTTCTTGACTAAGCGTCCGAAGAGCTTCACAGGCTTCATCGTTGGATGAACGTCGTTAATGCTAGGTTTCTTTTCGCGAATTATGGTCGTCTCGATACCTGGGTCGAGCAGCTTCTTGCAAAGTGTCTTTAGTTCGTCCTTGGATAACTTGTCGACGTTTACCTGGTCCTCGATTACAGTGGACTCGGCTCTGGAGTCAGTGAAGTAATGAGCTGCTCCGGCCTTCCAACCATACAGACAGGGTTCGTGGCGCCACTGGTAATCCTGGCGACCTAGTACGAGGCTGTTCTTAACCCAGATTAAACATTCGCGAATCTGCCAGCCCATATCTTTGGCTGCGCCTCTGAAGTTTGCGCCTTCGGAGTCTACGTGCCAAATGTAAAATGGAGCGCCTGGCTTCATGACGTGGTCTGCTGCTTTGTAGACGTCGATCAGGAATTGACGGAAGGCTTGATCTTCCATGTTGTCATTCTTAATCTTCAGCTTTTTGTCGGTGCCACCTTCGTAGTCCACGTTATATGGTGGGTCGGTCAGCAGGAGGTCTGCCTGATACTCCCCTCCTCCCATCAACTTCTCAACGTCCTGGATGCTGGTTGAGTCGCCGCACATGAGTCGGTGTTTGCCTAGAATGTAAATTTCGCCGAGCTTGGCCTTTGGCTCTTGCGGAACAGCTACAGTGTAGTCGTCATCCTCAACCTCAGGCTCCTCGTCCTGGTTCATGATCTCGTCTAGCTCTTCGGTACTGAAACCTACCAGGTCAAGGTCAAAGTTAGAAAACTTCAAATCTTCAAGTTCGACCTTCAGCATGTCGTTATCCCAGCCTGCGTTTAGTGCTAGCTTATTGTCGGCCAGGATATATGCCTTTTTCTGTGTGGAGGACAGATGCGACAGGCAGACTGTAGGAACTTCGGTCAGACCTAACTTTTGTGCTGCCATCACACGTCCGTGACCGCACAAAATCATGCCGTCAGCGTCAATGGCTACAGGATTATTGAAGCCAAATTCTTTAATCGAAGCTGCAAGTTGAGACACCTGTGCATCGCTGTGAGTTCTGGCATTTCTGGCGTAGGGTAAGAGTTCAGCGGTCTTTCTGTACTCTATCTTTAATTTCATTTCCATAGTGCGCGCGTACCTGATTGTATAGTCTGACTAACTCGTTACGGTCTACTGCGATTTCGTCTCGCTCTTTTGCAATAAGACCGCATTGTTGTTTAAGGTTGTTATAAGTCTGTCTAAGCCGTCCACAGTCACAGCTTTTTGAAGTCTTGCTGGAAGCTGTGGAGGTATCGGACAGCGCTGGGGCACCGTCACCGTTACTGTTCTGGTGCCACAGGCTGTAAGGGTCAGCGCCAGTGGCAAAAGCATTAAACCTAAAATTGATCTTGTCATGTTCGGTAAGAGACTCATCCTCGATAGAGTTCAAGACGTTTAGCTGCAGCTGTTCTGTAGATCTCTGTTTCTGCAAGTTCTGAAGGTCATCTGCTTTTGCTTTCGCTTCAGCCTCAGCGTATATGCGCTCGATCTTCTCAACGTAGTATCGCTGTGTAACCGTGAATGTAAACAGTGCACTTGCCACGGTTATGGCAATAAAGGCATAAATTCGGCTTAGCATAAAGCCTCCAACTGCTAAGACAGGAAAAGTCTAGCTTCAGCTTTTCTGCGCCTGGTTAAACCTTCAACTTCAACACCACCGGCTTTGTTGATATCGAGAAACTCATTTGCAGCGCCTCTAACGTCGCCAGCTTTGAGCTTTGCCCAGAGTTTGAATTTTATAAGTCTGCGTATTCCGCCTGACAGGTTGAACAGTAAAGAACACAGCGCGTCGAACTGCCCCTGTGTGACTTCGATTTCGTAGGCATTCAAGGCTGAAATCAGCTGATGCTCGACCTGTCTTAGGTCTCGCTTTAGCTGCTCATACGCCCACTGTTCAGTACATACCATGCCAGGCTTTACGTCTGGACCATGATGACCGTAACCGATTGTCCAACCGGATTCTTTCTTAAGCGGCTTATAGGCTGTAGTTCTCAGCCCTTCGTAGTTCTGAATAAGAGCGATGCCTTGACTACTTATGTGCATTGTCATTCTGTTCCACCTTAACGTTTATTAGCTGCTTAACTTTGGCCGAAATGTAGTCACTGCCAAGGAACCCTACAAAGGTTCCGATAGCAACACCAAGCTCCAGAGGCCAGTGAAGATAGTATTCTGAGACTAGAATCAGCGCCGAAGACAGCATAGAACATGTCAAAGCCTCGCAAATCTTAGCCGCGAAAGTTCTTTTCACCGATCTAAGATAGGCCATGACGAAAGAACAGCCTGCGCCGATTAGCAGATATATGAACTCTGGGGTAAGATGACGCAACATTTTGAAACCTATAAAACGAAAAACCCTGCGCTGTGGCAGGGTTTCTTATGATGGAAATTAAAAGATGAAATTCGGAGTAACACTTTTTCACACTATCTGATTTATAGTATATTCCAGAATAACGACCCATTAACGACCTTTTTGGTTTATTTCTAAAAATCTTTCACAAGGCTCTCCTGACAGCGACAGATAAAAATGCGCTGACGCTCAGTCGCCAATTTCTGATCATCGCTGTATTTATGCGTCTTAGGCTCATGTGCAGGGTTAAACTTCTCTTTACCTAGGCACCAGTCGATCGCCACACGTGGATCTTCAGAGGCTCTCCTGAAATGTCTGCAGAGACGCTTAACTTTTTGATAACTTATATCATATTTGTGACACACTTCACGAATTGAACGGTATAAATGACCATCGATTTCCACGAATTTCATGATTTTGTACACCTGAGTTTATGATTTAACTGCAAAACTTAACTTAATGTTTATTATAGTCAATTAAATCATCATAAATAAAACTCTCAGCGATTTTTAATAAACTTCTCACACCACTTGCGTTTATGTGCCTGAGGGCTGTATCTATTGCAGGTCTTGCCTCGTAGTAGTTTTTACGTCTTTTGTATGGGCTCTCTGGCTTTCCTCGGGTCTCAGATCTTAACCTGTCGGTGATAACCTCAGGTGTAAGGCCTTCGATGTAGTGCTGACGGAAAACCCTCCAAACGTTGGGTCTTGACTTCTTAAGCTTCACTACTGCACTCTCCACAAGCATGGCTGTATCGTCATCGATGATCGCCGTTGGCAGTATTTCAGAGCTGTGAGCTTTATAGCCACTGCAGCCGAAGTATCGCGACCAGATGCCGTAATTCTGCAAAAGCAGATAGAACTCTCCACTCGTAGCGCCATGGCTTAATGCACTTTCAAGAATTATATTCATGTGCTCTCTCCTCTTAAATCTGCGCTCTGACAGCGTTCATCAGTGCGCTTTGAGTTACATGCTTGTTAAGTAAAGCTTCATAAATCTGTCGGTCTATCGTCCCTTCAGTAAGTATGTGCTTGATGACCACTGTCTTTGCTTTCTGACCCTGTCTCCACAGTCTGGCATTAGTCTGCTCGTACAATTCTAGGCTCCAGGTAAGGCCGAACCATATCATGAAACTTCCACCCTGCTGAAGGTTAAGACCGTGACCGGCAGAAGCAGGGTGAATTAAAGCCACCCTGATTTGTCCTGCGTTCCAATCTCTAATGTCCTCACTGGTCTTAATCTCACGCACATCAGGAATGCGTTTTTTAATTCTTTCAAAATCATGCTTAAACCAGTAGGCTACAAGCACCGGCTTGCCGTTAGCCTCCTCGACTAAGTCCTCTAAGGCATCAAGCTTGCGTGAATGAAACTCACAGACGTTTCCTTCTTC